ATACCTTTTTTAAGGCAAGCCGCCTTAACGCCCTATCGATCTGATTTAGGGGGTTCAGGGAGAACCGGTCTGGTTCTCCTATCCACAGTCTGTGGAAATGCTAGGTTAGCATATCTATTCATAGAATAGGTCCGGCATCCCGCCGAATGCCCTTCTGACTGAAGGATCATCTTTGCGGACATATAGTCCCCAAGTTCTCGCCTGGTAGGCTGAGACTAAACGACCCATTGAGGTCATTTCTAGAGAATTTTTCTCTATAGGAGTAATGTTACTCTTAATGATAGCCCACACTTTGTTGGCTCTCTGTTTGGCATCCTTTGATAGGAATGTCATAAAGGACTCTTGTTGTTCAAGATTCCACATAGAAAGGAAAGCTTCCCTTCTAGCTAGCTGGCCAGCTAGGTTATGGAAAGAAATCATCCCGAGTTCTTTCTCAACGTACGAGAGTTTCTCTCTTGTACTTTTCTCTACTATCCAGTCTGGAAGTAGATCATCCACCTTGTTTGTGTGGAAGAGTTCACAGTCTTTTGTGATCTCATGAATGACAGAGATGTCATTCTGCCAAGCAAACCCCTTTGGGTTTGTTTGATAAATACCTCTAAGTAAGAGGTAATATTCGAGGAACTGACGTTCGTCGAGACGAAGAATCCCTTCGTACCATGGAAGCATGTCTTCCTGGAATCTCTTGTCGCTGAACAAGATTGTTGGCCCAATTGCCAACTCAGCACCTCCCAAACACTGGGGAAGTGAAGCCATGTTGCTAGATAAGCGCATGGCGGCACGGTAGTTCCGTGCCCACAGTATAGTCTTAGCTCTAGACGCAACTGTATGAAGTGGGTGCCACTTCACTTGCTTCGCTAATAGCGTAGCATGTCCAATGAATGGGTCTGCCCCATCCACCTTTACCTTGGCTTGACCAGACAAGGCAGATCCCTTGATGATATCAAGGAATAGAGTATCTCCAAAACAGGAGTCCTCAAATGATTTGAAGTCTTTGACTTCATCATAATCTGTTGGTTTACAACAGTAGTTCTCACAGAATGTGAGACTATCCTCCGAGATGGAGTTTAGCTTGCTAAATTTGCAACCTAAGGATTCTGCTAGTTGGCAGAACCTAAGACAATGTGTCAACTTTGTCTTCATCAGGAAGAGGTCATCTCCTACTGACTGACCAAGAGGTCTCTTGGTTTTAGAAAACGTCGCTGACGTTATGGCACTTAACATGAGAGTTAAGTGAATGAAGGACATTCCGTCCCCCATGAAGCTGCCTCTTGTTGAGGTGACTTCTAAAGGGCCATCCCAATAGCCCTTATTGACCAGTTCGGTCATATCAACTTTTCGCTCAAAAGTTGAAAACAAGTCTCGGTAAACTAACCAAGGCTTGAACTCTGACATAACTTTGTCACAGAATTTGACATTCTCATCGAGAACCTCAAAAGGGATTCGGTAGGTTGCTTCCTCCAAATCCACGGAGAAGAAAACTTCTTCTTCGGATAGCTCCAACAGCTCGTTGTAGCTTAGCCCTTGGGTGTTTGCCCAGTTGAGCTCATAGTCAGTCATTGACGGACTATCTGGAGTCACAGGTAGTGGTCCAGAAGGTACACCAGTCTGGTTGTACCGGAGATTCGTCTCAACACTTTTCA